ACAGCACCAAATCCATTTACCTCTTCAGGTAATTCAATAATGACATTTCCTTTGTCGTCTACTTCGCCAAGTTCATCTAACTGAGTAAACAGACGCTCACGGACTTCCTTCTGTTGCTTCTCAAGGAATTCAATTTGTTGTTTTAAGAAGGAGTATTCTCTCGCATCTTTAATCAGTGGATCTTCTTCTCTTGCTGCTGTGTCTTTTACTCTTGCCATGTTTCCCCCTATGGTCTTGCTTTCTGTAGGAACCCTATCAAACTTCCAACGGTGAGGTCGACGCCGCCCTTGGCGTTAATACCTTGACCATCTATAACCGCATCTGCTACTGCGTTCTTCTGCTGGAGCATATCATGTTGTCGTTCTTCTATCGAATCGGCAATCAACATGTCTTGAATAGTAATACTAGGCCAACGACTAGAGGCTCTCTTGATTCGACCATTGCGTTGGACGGCAAGTCCTGCACTCCATGGCAGATCGTAATTGACCAGTAGGTTAGCGATGGGCAAATCTACACCATAGCCACCAGCATCGGAGGAGATAAACACACGGCACTCTGGGTCTGTTAGGAACTTGGTCTTGCTTGCTTCCTTCTCCTTAGCGTTCATGTAACCCGTATACAGAGTGCCACCCACTGCTTCTTGAATACTTTCTAACATTCCTACCCAAGAAGTAAAGATAACTACCTTTGCCTCTGGATCGGTGTCTAGATGATCGTTTACATAAGTCTTTAGTGCATCTAACTTTGGGGTCTTTGTTACCCCATCTAGTAAGTCTCTTGTCTTTAAACTGTTTACATACGCACTTCCTTCTCCAAGATGCTCATCAAATTTATCTGCGCTCTTATGCAAAAGGTTTGGATCATCACACAGCATACGAAGAGCGGTGATCTTAGACATGATCGAACCACGCAATTGATCAACAGGACTTCCTGGTTTACTGTCATGACCATAGTGAGCCATTAGAGAGAAGTTTGCACCCAACAACTGCTGTGCCTCAAAGAGTTCGTTGCTCAGTTCATCTGCGATGAAGTTATAAAGCGACGAAGTCTTCTTATCAAGGGAGATAAACATAGGGTCACGATGAATAGTGTCTGGAAGATATGGAGCAACGTCTGCATCTGTCTGAACCTTTCGAACGGAAGAACTCTTCATCTTATCGTGAAACAACTGTAGGTTGCGATAGCGCTGCACGCCACCAAAATGATTGCGAACAATAAAAGTTTGATCAAACAAATCAAAACGACCCAGAAGAGTTGGGTCTACAAACTGCATTATGCTGTAGACCTCTTCTGGTCTGCCATTCTCAATAGGTGTTCCTGTTAATGCAAACCTAATTGGTACACTGGCAGATAACTTCTTGACAGCCTTAGAACGTTTTGATTTAAAACCCTTGATTGCTGTGGCTTCATCACAGACGATGGCTCCCCAATCCTGATCCTTGATCAGATCCCAATCACCAACCACAGTCTCGTAGTTGCAGATGACGTAGTCTGTACGTTCTTCCCAGCGTTTTGCACGTACTGCTTTAGAGCCGTCAACAACCGTGGTTGTGGAGTCAGAAAACTTCTGTATCTCTTTCTGCCATTGGTACTTAAGACTTGATAGGGCAATAACTAATACTGGTTTTGTAATTACACCGTTGTCTTTTAACCCCTCTACAGAGGCGATAGTCATGCAGGTCTTGCCTAAACCCATCTCATAAGCCACAAGCATCTTCTTGCGCTCTACCATGCAGTCTACAGCCTCTACCTGGTAGGGCTTAAGTGTTCCTGTAAATGTCATTGGTTATCTATTGCAGTTGGGGCAGTTGCTAGAGTCCCACATAGGGCGCACTCCATATCTAGCATGTACAGAGAAATTTCTCCGTCCTCAAACATTGCCTGTACTTTCCATAACCTTGATCCACAGATGCAGACATGTAGGGGGCGATCTTTATCTCTTAAGTCCATCATAAGTACGCCGCCTTTCCGTAGATCATGTCTCGTGCTGTCTCGATGCTCTTGTGGATGTCGCTCTCAATCATGTCACCAACATCTTTTACATCGATGCCTGTGTAATTAAAGTAAGACAATTCAATACCGTACTTACGAGCATGACCACGCATCTCTTCTGATGCTTTCTGTCCAGCGCCATCATTATCGAATGCAGCAATCACTCTTGGTGCACGACGCATTATCTTTACTTGGTCAACGCTAGGCATCGCACCGTAGGTAGAGATCGCACTGTAACCAAGTCCGACTAGTCTGACCGCATCGAGTGGAGACTCAACAACAATCAGTGGTGCATCTTCTTTCAGTATCTGTACATTGAAAACTGTCTTTGATTTCTTAACACCCTGCGGTTGATTGCGGAAGAAACGACCACGAGCACCCTTCTCTTGCCACCCCCACAATGAGAAGTCATCGGGGTCTCTGATAGGAAGTATCCATGCAACGTTCTTCTCATCCCACAACACGCCGCAAGTCTCTACAGCGGCTACTGTCAAGAATCTTTTTCTTAACTCAATTTTTGGCGGAGCAACATATACAGCCAAGCGAGCCTCTGACATTCCAATTGGATGTGCTTCGGCTTGAATGTACTCTGGTAACTCCTTAATGCGTCTCATCAATGCATCAATCGGCATATCTTCTTTGTCGTTTGCGTACTCACGAGCCTCGTGATAATCAATGCCCTTGATGTCTGCAACAAGTGTGTAAATGTTTCCTTTGTATCCGCAAGAGAAGCAGATGTGTGCACCAGTCTCGGAGTTAATCCACCAAGAAGGATTGTGATCTTCTTTTCCTGTGCGCTTCTTATGCATAGGACATAACCCATTAACCTCAATGCCACGCTGTGCATACAGTGGGAGGTCTAAGGAAAGAAGAACACGCTCTACATCAATCACATGCGGTTCCAATTCGAACAGTAGGCACACTTCAACATCTTATCTTCATCGTGGAAACATCCAGTCTCCCAGCGCCATGTAAGCGCTGTCTCACTAGGACCACAGTTACGAGATGCAACAATCTTTAGTAAGCGAATCTCTTCATCTTCCTCTACTGGCTCAAGACCAAGGATTACATCTGAGTCCTGGAAGAATGAAGATGAGTAACCAATTGAGTCAGCAGTAACTTTTCCAGCACGCATTTTCCACAACAGAGTCTGTGTAGTAATGATTACTGGCTTCTGAATTCGCTGGGCTAGACGCTTCAATCCACGAGTGATGTTAGTGATTGCTTGTGGTGTATTCATCTCACCACTTACTTCATCAAGCATCAAATACACACCGTCTACAAATACTATGTCTGGCTTTGTCTGTTCAATTTTTGCAGCAAGTGATGAGACTGTAATTCCGTTGACAGCATCTACTAAATGGAAAGAGTGCTCCTTCTCCATCTCGTTGAGTGTGTCGATGTAGCGAGCCTCTTCTGCTGGCAATAACTTTCCACGACGCAAACGACCGTGTGAGATGTGGGCACGCATCGCATCATGACGTTGCTGTTGTTCGTGGTTGTTCATCTCAAAGGATTGGAACATAGGAATCTTTCCACCTCTGTGCACATTGATCGCCATCTGTAATGCGATCTGTGACTTACCAGTCTTAGGTGGAGCAATGATAGTAATTAACTGACCAGACTGTAGTCCCGCAGTTGCTTCATCAATCTTTGCAAAGCCTGTAGGTATACCTAAAAACGTAGAGTTCTGTAGAGACTGGTACTCCTTGTAACGTTCCTCTGTATTCTTTGTGAGGTCGATCTCGTGAGTCCCAAGTACACCTTGCTCGTTAACTCTGGTAATCGTTGCTTCCATAGCAAGCAGAGCAGCATCATGATCATTTTCTTGCAGTTGCTCGATTGCATTCTCAAGACCTTGACGAGTAAGTAGTCGACGACGGAAGTCGACCATGGTGTCAAGCAGGTACTCGATGTTGTCTTGTACATCTAAAACTTTGTAATTTGGATAGTGATCTTTAACTGTTACAGCAGTAGGTACTTCGCTGTACTCACCATAATGCTTACGGACAAAATCCCAAACTCTTTTGTTGTCATCATCTAAGAACCATGCATTGGTAACACCACGTTGTAGCGCTGGAACAATGTCTCGATCTCGAATGACCTTGCTGACTAAGCGATGCTCATTGTCAGATGCCATTTAGTGTCCCCTCTTACATATTGTCTATTTGTACTCCTGCTGATCCGTATCGTGCAACTCGTCCTGGGACATCGATAACGCCCCGTAGATTAGCACGGTATGGAATGCCAGCAACTAACTCATCTGGATTCTCGTAGAGTTGCCAGTAGTTAAATGGATTGACCACACGCTTTTCTAACTTGTCAAATGCTTTCTCCAGCAACTCCTCAGTCCAGCCCTGGTCTTGATAACCAGCCAACTCAAGGGAGATGCCGTAATTGTTTGCAAGGTTCCACAATTTGTTTGCGTTCTGCAAATCAATGTTGCCAATCTTGTACTCAATCTTTTTGCCAAGAAGTTTTCTAGTCTCTTCTTCAACCAATGCAATCACTACATCGGTAAGGCACACCACCTGGAGAGAGGAGACATTTGAGATGTCTCCGCCTTTCATATGACCTCTACTTTAGCGTACTTGACCACGAAGTCACGAAACTTCTTTGGATCATCGCTTGCTTCTACTGCTAAGTCCTCAGAGATCTCTGTAGGAACGAGTATTGAGTAGTGACCTTTGTTGTAGCGCATCTTGTTTTGAACAAACAACACGTGCTTGCATAAGGCTGTCTTGCGCCATACAGGGCAGTTGCATCGTGTCTTCTTTGATTCAGTATCAACTTCAACTTCAAAGATTCCAGCAGCCTGAGCAGAGATAAAGACTTGAACGGTTCTCCAAGAAGACTCCATGCTCATACCTCTCATTGTGCTGCTCGCAGGTCAGAACCAATGATAGGGACTCGGATAAATGCTTCGTGTGCGAAACTTGCCATTGCTTCTTTGTACTCCGATTCCCAATCTTCTAGTCTAACATTTGTAGTTACGATTGTGGGCAGAGCCTTGTCGTATCTTAATCTGAGAATCTCATCAAATGAACTGTCGTCATACTTAGATCCATACTCTTTACCAAGATCATCAATCACAAGTATGCGAACATTAAGCCAGTCAAACTTCGAGCGTCCGTGAAAGCCATCAAGTTCATAAACCATATTGCGCTTATCATCGTGATCCGCATCGAAGGTTGACTTTTTTCTGGACAAAAATTCTGGATAGGTCATGTAATAGATAGGCCTAGCACTTAGCCCGTAATCAGATGCTGTCAGACCCAAGATCTTTGCAGCCTCCACATCATCCTCTGGCAGTCTGCGGACGAACTCCATAGCCGCAACTACTGCATGGGTCGTCTTACCGATTCCTGGACCGCCATCAAACAAGAGACCAACGCCGTTGATACCGATGTTGCCAATCTGCTTGATGACCTGACCACCGATTGCATCATCAATCCACGTCGATACCTCGCTAGGAAACTCTCCAGCCCTATCAATAATGTCCTGTTGCTCAAGACCTAGAAAGCGACGTGGGATATTTGAGGTACGCAGTAGCCAGTGCTTCTTTAAAGCAGACAGTTGATTGATGTCGTACATTCAGAGTTACTACTTAGTGAATGTGAAGTCGTTGTCAACCTTGAA